AACAATGACAATACTAGGCGGCAATATGCGTTTGCGTGCGTGTATGGCTGCGGGTTTGTTTGAGGTTCCAATATATATTCAAAAGGGTTTGACAGAGGCGCAAAAGCGAGAATTCATAATCAAAGACAATTCGGGGTTCGGTGAATGGGATTGGGATATTTTGGCGAATGAATGGGACGCCAAACAACTAATTGATTGGGGGGTTGATTTACCGGTGTTTGATTTACCTATTGACGATGAACAACCAAAAGAAAACGACGACGACAAAGACGTTTGCGAGTTGTGCGGAAAATAATTTTCGTAAAGTTTTCGTAAAAAATTAAAAAAAATTTTCAATTTATGCTTGTAATTGAAAAAAAAGTTTTATATTTGTACTGTAAGAAACAAACAAACCATTAAAAAAAACAATTATGTATATTAACAAATACGGAGTCAAGACAAGTAAAAAAATAGATAGAATAATTGCCGCGGCTCAAAACCATACGGCAAGAAGTTACAAAGGTAACGTTTTGTTTTGCGATTTTTTAGCAACAAAAAGAATGTTAGATTTAAGAAATAGATTTGAATTAGAAGTTAAAAACATCGGCGGCGTTGATTACACATTTGGGGATTGTCTTGCATAAAAAAGAAAACAATTAACCATTAAAAAAAACAATATTATGACAACATTTGAAAACTTAAAACAATACAATACTAATAAATTTGTAAAAGAAAATCACGTTTTTATTGAAGGTGAAGGAACGTTTTATAAGACTATTGAAATTGCCAAAAAAGAATTCGATTCACGAAATTGTGTTGGAGTTTATTTAGAAACAAAAAAAATCAATAGTTTAAATGTTTACAGATATTTAAATCGAAACGTTTGGGATTAAAAAAAAAACTATGAAATTAAATTTTATATTCGGTGATATTCAAAGCCAATTAGATGACTTAACTAATTATGCAAAAAAAATAGATGATAGAAAACTATTAGAAAAACGTAAAATAATTTTAAACTACCTTGAAAATGACTATGAGCATTTAAAACCTTATTAAAACAACGGACGCGTTGGAATAATTCAAATAAGACAACCTTAACGAATTATTTAATTAAAACCTTTCAGAAATGAGAGGTTTTTTTTATGTCTTTTAATTTAATTAACTTTGCGTTATGCAAACAAAATCAGACATACTAAAAAACAATTTGATTGAAGCGTTGGAACAATCATTGGGAATTGTCACAACGGCTTGTAAAAAAGTAGGCTGCGCGCGGTCAACGTTTTATGAATATTACAACAAAGATGAGGCGTTTAAATCAAAGGTTGATGAGTTGCAAAACTTCACTTTGGATTTTGTCGAATCACAATTGCACAAACAAATCAAAGACGGCAATACAACTGCAACAATATTTTATTTGAAAACAAAAGGAAAAAAACGCGGATTCGTTGAACGCCAGGAAATACAAATGGACGGTAGTATCGAATCTAAAATCATTGAATGGACACCGGCAAAGGACAAATAAAAGAATTTTGCAACGTTCAATTTTATCAAACATTAAATTCAACGGCGCGAATTAAAGTACATCAAGGCGGAACACGTTCCGGCAAAACCTATGCGATTTGTCAGTACTTAATTTATAAACTAACAACAACAAAAAAACCGTTGACAATATCAATTGTCCGTAAAACGTTACCGGCGTTAAAACGTTCCGTATTGCGTGATTTTGTTTCTATTGCCACAAAGTTAGGCGTTTACTATAAAGGTGAACACAATAAAGCCGAAAACGTATTTCGATACAATGGTTCAATGGTTCAATTCATTTCAACAGACGATCCGCAAAAGATACGAGGCGCCAAACACGACATTTGTTTTTTGAATGAAAGCAATGAATTAAACTTTGAAGATTTCCGCCAATTAAACATGAGAACAGTCGGCGAAATGATTATTGATTTCAATCCATCGGACCCGATACATTGGCTTTACAATGAAGTTATTGAACGCGACGATTGCGATTTATTTATTACAACGTACAAAGACAATAAATTTTTGCCGTCGGAATTGGTCCAGGAAATCGAACGCATTAAGGAACGTGATCCGGATTATTGGCGCGTATACGGTGAAGGTCAACGCGCACAATTTTCAAACCGTCAAATCTTTACGAATTGGAAATATATTCCATTAGCTGAATTTCCGGAGTTCGACGAAACGGTTATCGGTATTGACTTTGGATTTACTAATGACGAATTGGCGATTTTAGAAGTCGGCAAAATAAAAGATAAAATATATATCAATGAGTTAATGTATAAAAAAGGAATGACAAACCGCGACATTGCAAACTTCTTAAAAAACATAGGCAAGGCGGACGTGTTGGCTTATTGTGATTCAGCAGAACCAAAATCAATTGTTGAACTTCGACAAATGGGTATATTGGCAAAAGGCGCGGTCAAGGGCGCCGGATCAATTAACGCCGGAATTAGTTTAATAAAAGAACACGAAGTTTTTGTCAGTAACGAATCAAACAATTTAAAACGCGAACAACACACATATTATTGGCAGCAATTAAAAGACGAAACGATTATAAACAAACCTATTGACGCCAACAACCATTTGATGGACGCATTGCGATACGCCGTTTATTCTAAATACAAAAACAGAACTGATTTTTTTGTTGTCTAAAAAACAATTTTAAATTTTGTATTTTTACGAAAATTTTATACATCAATAAAATATGGCATCATTACTCGACCGCTTTAAGTCTATAATTTCAAAAAACGCACAACAAACCGCACAACAATATAATAACGCAATTTACAATTGGTTGGGCGAATCAATCGTTTGGAATCCGGAAAATGACGATTCCTATATTACAGAGGGTTACAGAAAAAATTCAACGATTTACGCGTTGGTTAATTTAATAACAAAAGCGGCGACAACAATTCCGTTTCAAGTTTACGAAAAGACAAACGAAAACGATTATAAAAGATATAAGGCGATGACGTCCGGAACGTTTGACGCATCAACAATACACAAGGCGGCAATGTTACAAAAACGTTCGTTGGTTGAGTTACAAGACACCGAACTGCATCAGTTGTTGGAACGGCCAAACCCGGCGCAATCTTACAATTCATTTATCGGTGAATTAATCGCATTTGGTAAATTAACGGGAAACCGTTATATCTACGGAATAGGACCGGACACCGGCGCCAATGTTGGAAAATATACTGAACTCTATGTGATGCCGTCGCAAATTATGGAAATCGTTTCCGGCGGTATAATGAAGCCGGTTTCAAAATACAAAATAGAATACAACGGAACGTTTGAAATACCGGCTGAAGAAATTTGCCACATAAAAGATTTTAACCCTTATTATGATGGAACGGGTTCACATTTATATGGTCAATCGCCATTGCGTGCGGGTTTACGTTCATTAACAACAAACAATGAAGCGGTTCAAACGGGTGTTAAGTATCTACAAAATCAAACGGCGCGTGGTTTGTTAATGAGTGATGAGGGCGACATTAATGAAGTTCAAGCACAACAATTAAAGGATAAGTTCAGAAAACAATTCCAGGGTTCAGACAATGCCGGTGACGTAATTATAACACCGAAGAAATTGTCATGGGTTAACTTTGGATTGAATGCTGCGGACGTTTCATTGATTGAGCAATACAACGCAAGTATTAAGGATTTATGTAATATCTACAACGTGCCGGTTCAACTACTAAACAACACCGAATCGTCGTCATATAACAATATGAAAGAGGCGAAAAAGGCGTTGTATCAAAATTGTGTTATTCCGGAACTGTTAAAGATTAAAGACGAATTAAATCGTTGGTTGGCGCCAAAATACGGTGACAAACTTTGTATTGAATTTGATTTTTCAGTTATTCCAGAGTTACAAGAAGAAACCGACAAAGTTGTTGACCAATTGTCAAAGGCGTGGTGGATCACACCAAACGAAAAGCGTGCGGCAATGAATTACGGAAAAGACGAAGAAACCACACAATTAGATGATTATTATATTCCGGCAAATCTTATTCCGGTGCAATCTAATGACGTTGAAATGCCCGTTGAAAATATAGACGTTGACGTCAATAAGTTTTTAAACAAAGGCGAAACCCCAAAAAAAAAAGAGATTTCGGAACGCCTTAAAGTAGCGTTACAAAACAAAATCGACGAACACAACGACGAAGTTGGCGACGACAAAGACAAACGGACAACCGTTTCAATATTGTTTGAGGTTTACGAACGCGGTATTGGTGCATATAGAACAAATCCGTCAAGTGTACGACCTTCAGTATCATCACCGCAACAATGGGCAATGGCCCGCGTTAATTCATTCTTATATGCGTTAAAGAACGGTAAATTTAGAGGTGGCAAACACGACACCGATTTATTGCCCGAAGGTCACCCAATGAGCAGCAAAGACAAACCAACAGAAAAAAACGAAACGTTTACAACATACCCGCAGACCGCAACCAATAACGCAAAACGAATGTTAGAATGGCGCGAAAAATACGGTGATGAAGTACGCGCGGGAACGCCTACGGGTTGGCGTCGTGCGTCAATGTTAGCAAACCGCGAACCATTAACGATTGAAATGCTTAACCGCATTAAATCATTTTTTGCACGTCACGAAGGCAACCAAACAATTGCGGACCGTTACAAGGAAACACCATGGCGCGACAATGGTTTTGTTTCCTGGAATCTTTGGGGTGGAACTGCAATGCGTGATTGGGTAAATAAAAAACTGAACCAAATAAACGATTAGTTTGGCAATAGACAAAGACAAATGGCAATCGGCGTTCGAAAAGCAATTGGACATTGCCGAAAAAAAACAAATCGCCATTGTAAAGCGTTTGTATAAACGTGAATACAACAAAGGCATTGAATCGTTTATTGCAGACGGCCAAACTAATTTCCAACTATTATTTGACGACAAAGATTTATTAAAAATATATCGTGATTTATATACCGATATTGGAATGAGATTCGCCAAATGGTACGTCAACAATATAAATAGATTTATAAAAAAAGCCGTTGACACGTCCGACGTCGATGATATTTGGCGCAATGCGTTTGGTTCTTATGGTTCGGCAGTTGGTGCGCAACGCGTCACATTAGTAAGCGGAACGGCAAAACAAACGTTAACTAAAATAACACAACAATTGATGCGCGATTCGGAGTTTATGACATTGGGCGCGGTTGAACGCGGGCGTATATTACGAAACCAATTCAATAAGTATTCACAATGGCAATCCGAACGTTTGGTTCGTACTGAAGCGACGGCAGCGGCTAATTTTGCACAAACGCAAGCCGCACAAACTATTTTCCCGCCG